TAAATGGAAGAAATACTTGAAAAAATATCGGATTTAATCGAAACTTATGAAAGCGGATTATGGCAAAGTGTAGAGAATTTAAGAGTAATGCAAAGAGAACTTTCTGCTAATATTTATTATCTTACAAAACATAACATAGAAGCTTTTAATAAATGGAACGGAATAATTCATAACGAATCAACTAGCCATGCAAAAGCTGTAACAAAAGCAAACTATGAAGTTCCAGAATTAAGAATGAGCAGAAAGATTTTAGAAACGGCAAGAGGTGTAAGCATTGCAATGAATAGCGAATTATCAATATTAAAAAAAGAATCATAAATTATGGGAGATAGTGTAGGCAAATTTTACGAAAAGCAATTAGAGAAAAAAAATAGTCAGAGTGCTGATGCAATTTATGAGGAAATAATGGAAGAAAATTTAAGACTTAAACAATCTTTATTATTTAGCGAGAAAAACGAGGAGAGACAAAAGATAGTTGAGCAAAATGGAAACGACGGGTTGCACTATGAAGCCGAACAAAGAAAAGCAACGCCTGTTTTTAGCGGTGTTTTAAAATATTTCCCCGATGCAATTAAAGAAGTATCTAAATGTAGTTTAGCGGGTCAAAAACAGCACAACCAAGGCGATAAATTATACTGGGATAAAGATAAGAGTACAGATAATTCAGATTCAGCAGTAAGACACCTTATGGATCACGAAGAAAACCCAATTGATACAGACGGAGTTTTACATTTAGCTAAATTTGCGTGGCGAGCATTAGCTACTTTGCAAATTTATTTAGAAAAAAGTAGGTTGGTTAAATAAATAACACTATATTTGTACTTTAAATAAATAATATGGAAGATACTTACACAATTACACACGCTTACCATACAGGATGGTTAAGAAATAGGCATACAGGAATGTCTCAATACAGCAAATCATTTAAGAGCGTACCCCTTGCGGAAAAATGGTTTGAGAATTACGGAAAAAAGATAGAACAAATATTTGATCGTAAATTAATATTAATAAAAAGAAAGGTTTTAAACTAAAAGACATGAAAGACAGTAGAAAAAATTTTATTAAGCAAGCGCATGAAGCTGCTTGTAGTCAATGGAAAAAAAACATTGAGGACGAATTCCCTAAATTATTTAAACAAGTAGGGGATACACTTATTCAACAAGCTAAAAAAAGAGGCTTTAAAGAAGGGGTTCAGTTTATTGATGTAGTTGATGGTAGGTTAGAGGTTGTTAATGGAGATAGATATAAATACTATCCTGCTATAGATTCACTTACTTTAAATCATGATCGTATTTACAAAAATGGTAAATGGGCGGAAATAATTAAAGAACCTATTGTGAAAGAAGAGAAAGCAAATGGTTGGTATAAAGACAAGACATCAAAAAATTGGTGTATGTTTTTTGAAAACGGAATTATGAAGTATGGTGTAGATATTATTGGAAAATGGAAAGAAAATTTATCTCATAATTATACATTAAGAGTTGGTGACTACAAATCAACCGATAAAGAAGTAGAAGAAGCACTTATTAAAGAGGCTAAAAAGATAGGTTTTAAAGAAGGGGTTCAATTTAAGAGTGCTTGGAATCAGAGTTCAATATGTGATTTTAAAGGAATGTATTTTGATATAAAAAATAATAGTTTATCTTCTGGTGATTGTCATAATGAATGTATTTTTCAAAACGGTGTTTGGGCAGAAATACTAGAAACCATCACAAAAGAACAAGCCGAAAAAGAACTAGGTAAAACAATAATCAATTAAATAAATAAATTATGATTACATCGAAGATTGTAGAAAACAAAGAATCAAGCAATGAGTTTCCAAAGTTAATGAGATCAGTAAAAAATGGTTTAATTGTCTTATTTACAAGTAAATCTATTGGAACCGTATTAAGTGTAAGTATCGGCAGCATGCATAAACTTGGAGATTTTTCTGAATTTTGGACTTCAAAGTGTTTTGAAGATTTTACAGGAGAATTAATATTAAAAAACAAAAATTAAATTATGAAAAACACACCTTATTTAAAGAGTTATTCAAAAAACGGATTAGTTTCTAATCCAATAACAAAAGAACAACCGTATTTAAATGTATTTAAAACAGCTAAAAATTTAAGAGACGAATTAAAAGAATCTAAAAATAACTCTAAATCATTTAGGATAGTTATAACTAATTTAGGCAAAGGTTTGTTTATGAAAGTTAAGTTTAAAAGAGTTATTTTTGAGAATTTTGTTTATCAATTAAGAAGTAACAAAGTAAAAAGAAAGTATAAAACAGTTTTAAATCAAATAGTATCATATAGTAAATAAATAAATAATATGGAAGTAGTAGGTAAAATTAAATTATTAGGAGACGTTCAAGTTATTGGAGCGAAAGGTTTCCAAAAAAGAGAATTAGTAGTAACAACAGATGAACAGTATCCTCAAATGATTATGATTGAATTTGTGCAGGATAAATGTGATTTGTTAAACAATTATAAGGTTGGGCAAGATGTAAAGGTATCAATCAATTTAAGAGGTCGTGAATGGATTAATCCGAAAGGCGAAGCAAAGTATTTCAATCAGATACAAGGATGGCGTATTGAAAGCAGTACGGCACAAGCTAAAGCAACTCCCCCAGTTGTGCAGGCTACTCTAATTGATGACGCTCCAGACGACCTTCCTTTCTAAATGAGTTCCCTCAAGATTATAGAAACATTCTTTTCAGACTATAACTTTGAAGAGAATGTTTTAAAATTAAATAGCTGTACAGATATAACCGATTTACAGAAATTTGTTAACTCACAAATACATTTATTAAAAAATAATAGTGGTAAAAAGGTTTATTTACCGTATTTTTACAGACTAGAACAAGTATATTTAAAACTAAAGAACAATGAAAAAATTAACAAAAAAAAGTAAAAAAGAACTAGAACTTATTTTAGAAAAGATAGGAGGTATATTAATTAAGACAATGTTAGGTTTAAAAATACCAAAAATTATAACTACAAATTTTATACACGGTAATAGCATTTATAAATTAACTTTTGAGAAGATAAACAATGACGCAGGAGCAGAAAAATTACAGTAAATCTTTAATTTTAATAGATATGTTGATTGAAAATATTGACGACATTAAAGAAAATTTAACACCAGAGATGAAATTAATTAGGCGAGATTTAGACAGCCTCCAAGATAAAATCATTCCTTTAGTTGATGAGATTTACAAAAACAAGTTTGTAAGAAAAAGCACGTTTTATCAAATACTTCAGGAAAAGTTTAATTACAATTTAGATAGAGAATTAAAAAGATATAAAAAATGACAGCAAAAGAAAAAGCAAACGAATTAGGTAATAAATTTTATAACGGAAGTTTTTTTGATTACAGTAAAGAAGAACATTTAATAGAGGTAAAAAGAGCGAAAAAATGTGCAATAATTTGTGTAAATGAATTATTAGACACGATACCTTACATAAATAATACACAATCTGAAGTAAATAAAAGAATTTATTACATGGATGTGCGTACAGAAATAAACAATCTATAAATGATTACAATACAAAAAATAAAAAAGACTTTAGAATCTAAATTAGATATAAAATGTTTGTCTATTGAGTCAAGGAAAAGACACATAGTCTATGGAAGGTTTGTAGGGTTTAAATTGTGCAGTGAATTAACCGAAAATGGACTTACTGAAATAGCTTTAGAATTTGGAAAAGTTAATCACGGGACAGTTATTAATGGTTTAAATCAATTTGATACATTTAAAAATCAACCTTTTTTTAAACAATATTTAGAAATTTACATGGATTTGTTCAAGTTATTTGAGCCAAAAAAAAGTGTCGAGTCTTTAAAACTTTGTCTTGACAATGCTATAAATGATATTTTATGGGAAAAACAAAAGAATCCAGAAATTGATTATTCATTTTTAGCAAAATCTATAAATGATTTAACTTTAGTAAATGATTAAATATAAAAAAGTTTACTTGAATGCATTAGGGTTTGATGAGTGCGACTTTATACCGTGTGAAATAAGCGGATTATTAGGTGTAGATTTACATCACATAATAGGCAGGGGGAAAAAAGGAGAAGACAGAGTAGAAAATTTAATGTGCTTAACTCGTGAATACCACATTAAATACGGAGACAAAAAGAAATACATGGTTTATCTTTTAGTTACGCATAGACACTATCTATACACTAAAGGAGTGCAATTTGATAATGATTGGTTTGAAGAAAAAATAAATTTTTACGAATAAAAAATATAATTATGGCAGAATTTAAAGAGTTAAACAATAGAGTTATTACTTGGGCGAAAAATAAAGGCATCCTGCAAAAAGCAACACCATTAGCACAAATGGGTAAAACCATTGAGGAAGTAGAAGAAACAAGAGACGCATTAATAGCACAAGCAAATAACCTCCAGCGTTACATTAATTCAAAAGGAGTTGAGAAAGACACCAGAGAAGAAATTATAGATGGGTTTGGTGATATATTAGTTACGATTCTGATAGGTTGTAAGATGCAACATGTAAACCCTTTAGAGGCTTTAGAATTAGCTTTAAATATCATAGAGAAAAGAACAGGTAGAATGATTAACGGAACATTTGTAAAAGATAATTAAATGACATATTCACGAGTAGATAGTAATCAAAAATACATTGTAGACGGTTTAAGAAAGTTTGGCGCTACGGTGCTACATACACACACTTTAAAGAACGCATTTGATGTTTTGGTAGGATACGGAGGTAAAGATTTTATAATAGAAATAAAGGACGGTAAGAAACCACCAAGTCAAAGAAAGTTAACGCCCGGGGAATTGAAGTTTAAAAATGAGTGGAAGGGGTCGGAGTATTATATTGTGATGAGTTTGGAGGAAGCGATAAGAATAATTGTAAATAAATAAAATTTAAAATAAATAAATTATGGATACAATAATAATATGGACGTTGTTAATTTTTATAAATGGGATTGCTGCCTATTTTAACTATAAATGTAAAAGCTATAAGACAGCTATGTGTTCTTCCTTTATGTGTGGTTGGTCGGTAGTTTATTTAATACATGAATTTATTTAGTAAAAATTATTAAAATAAACATTAAAACCTATTTTTAATATTATTAGTAAGGCAAATACACAATGCATTGGTGTAACTCGAAAGAGAAAAGAGGCGCAACTCCTCGCTTGCTTTACTAATTTTATTAATTATGTAATTAAATAACAATAAATAGCTTTAATTAAATTAATAGTTGTAACTTGCCCTGATATGTTAGAACATTTAGCTAAAAAAGACAGTCTATGGCGTGAAGTAGCGTTTAGATTTACAAGTAATAGAGACGAAGCAGACGAATTAGTACAGAAAATGTATATGCGTATGCTGCAATACAAGATAAAGCCTGAAAATATTGATGATAACTTTGTCAAGGTGGTCATGCACAATCTATTTAAGGATAGTAAGAAGAAGCCAAAGTATAAACAGGAGTATTGCAACACGTTTAGTGAAAGCTTTGCAGACAACGACTCTGAAGACTCTGATTTTACTTACTTTAATCATCTTATTACAGATGAGCCAGTAGACGAATGTCATAAGGAAAACTATTATCGTAATAGATTGAAGATTCTATCAGCCAAAGAAAAAGAGATTATGACCTTAAGCTATGACTTTTCTTTAAGACAGGTAGGCGAGATTCTAAATATGAATTACGCAACTGTTAATAGAAAGATTGAAGAGATTAGAGTTAAAATATTAAGAGATAAATACAGTAAAGATTATGGACGAAGATAACGCAATACCATTAGATACTTTTTTAGATGACATTAAGTCAGACGAAATACAGGTTCTAGCACTTGAATTAGTTGTAGACTATAGTAAGGGTTTGACCTCTGTAGATAGCTTGTACGAATCAGGTCAGGAAGCTTTAGATTTAGAGTTCTACAATTTAGTTGAGAGCGTTAACCGTGCGGTAAAAGCAATAAATATAATATACAAAATTTAAAACATGATAGAAGTAGCAAGAAAAATAGTAGAATACGCTTTTAGAAATAAAGCTGATTTAGCAGGTAAGCCATACATGGGGCATTTAAACAGATTAGAGGAAAAGTTAAAAAACAAAAACGAAGAAATTAGAACCGTTGCTTTATTACACGACTTACTAGAAGATTGCCCTGATTGGAATAAAGAAGTTTTAAAGTGCTTCTTTTGGAGTAGTGTTGTAAATGCTGTTGACGCAATGACTAAACGTAAAGGCGAAAAGTATGAAGATTATATTAATAGAGTACAATCCAATAGATATGCCACAGTTGTTAAAATTGCTGATTTAGAAGACAACATGGATATTACAAGACTTAAAGAGCTAACGGATAAAGACGTTGTTAGGTTAAAAAAATATTTAATTGGTTATCATTTTTTAACAGGTAACAATGATCCAATAACATAATATACAAATATAAGTTATGGAAACATTATTAAAATTATTACGAGACTCTTATGATTTGCAAAATGATAACCCTGAATTAAGCGCATACTGGCACTTACAAAGTTTAAGGTCTTCTATTAAATATGAGATTACTAAATTAGAAATAAAAAACAAAGATAAATTATGATTACAAGCATATCAAAAGAATTAAATAGTATTGAGATACCTTTTTTTAAGGGTGAAGTTAGTATGCTTGCATTTGATTTAAGCGATTTAAAAACCTTACCAATAGAATTTAGAAACACGGCAAAACAAATGGTTAAAAACTTACCCAATCAATTCGGTCAGGCATTCTTAACCGTGCATGGAGCATTTGTAAAAAAATATAAAACTTTAAGACGTGGAGCACCTCACATTGACGGTAACTATTTAAAAGAAGTTTCTTCATGGGGTAGCGGTGGTGGTAATGGTTGGAAGGTTGGCGAGAATGGAGTTAAACTAACAAGTAAAGAACATGCTGTATCTTACGAAAGTAAAAAAGGAGGTATGTTAATTGCGTCTAACTACTCTGCTTGTAAAGGATGGCATGGTATATTTAACGATAAAGCAAAAGAAGGAGGCGATTGTAGCCACTTAAAATTAAATGATGGCTTTATGTTAGATGCTAACAAAGTTTATTACGGCAACTCTCAATTTATACATGAAAGCTTGCCTTTAGATAAAGATATACATAGGGTAATGTATAGAATCACTTTACCTATTAACCATGAATTTTAACATTAAAACAACAACTAATTAAAACAAACAAAATTATGAAATACATAATAGACAATTTAAGAAATGATGCGGATTACAGAAAAACAATGAAAGGTACAACAGCACCATCACAGTGGCTTGAAAGTAATACTCAAAAAGAATGGGATGCTAGAGAGAAGCAAATAATAAAAGATCTTTATAAAGCTGCTAGAATTTTAGAGGCTACTTTATAATTTAACATAACTAAAACAAACAAAATTATGGGAATAACAATAATATTAGGATTAGCAATTTGGTACTTAATAGGAATGTATAGTTTTTATTACTGGTGGACAAAGGATAACGATATAAATACAGATCCAGAACTATTATGTTTATGGATGGCTACTGGATTGCTAGGTGTATTAAATTGGTTTGTAGGAATGAGTATACATAACGGAGAACCAATTAAAGGCAAGTATAGAACGTTATTTAAAAAGAGAGAGTAATGTTATCAATAAATGATCCATACAGTTCAGCAACATCAAGTCAAAAAAGTGATGCCAAAAAATTTATTAATAAAAAATTAAAATTAAGGATTAAAACAAACAAAATTATGTTCGGATTAAACACGAAAAGAAAAATCTTATTACTAGAAAAAGAGAATGAAATATTATCAGATAGATTAGAACAAATTACTAAACACTTAAAAATAAATTTAAGACCTAATTTTTATGAAATAAGTAGCTTTATAGGTCTTGAGTCTTACGATCAATTAAGAAGAAAATACAGAAGTACTTCAGTAGATAAGTTGTAATAAATAAAACAAAATAAAATATGAAACAAAACTTTAAGCAAAGAGAATACTTATTAGACTCTATGGATTGTAATATAAATTTAAGATTATCCTTATACGAATCTATTAAATACAAAAGCTTTAAAGAAAAACTATTGGCGTTTTTAAATAAGTGGTATTAATATATTTAATAAAAACAAAGATAAATTATGAAAGTAGTAAGATTTGAAAACAATAAATTTGGAGTAAGAGTTGGAAACTGGTTAAGTGGTTATAAGTTTTTAAGTAAAAATAAAATTCAATTTAAGGCATTTACTGATGTTGAAAATTACTGTCAATTTAAAAGTATAGGTGAGGCGGTTAATCTTCTTGATGTAAGAAAAATAAATTATACAGTTTTAAAAAAGGTTAATAATTTTAACGCTATAGTTAGTAAAAAAAACTTAAAAATATTTCAAACACTTGACTAAAATTAATACAATAACAACTAATTAAAACAAACAAAATTATGGAAGTAGTATTTTGGATATCATTAAGTTTTTTAAATGCAATATCTGTTTATTTTAACTATAAAGAGAAAAACCACAAAATGACTATATCATGTTCTTTTCTTTTTGCTTGGTGCGTATATTTTTTAATACGTGTTCTTATGATGTAGTTAAACACAATTTTACAACAAACAAGATTATGGAAGAATTTATAGAAAAATACGGAACTGAAGTTTTAGAAGAATTATTTGACATATTAAACAATAAAGATGATAAGTATAGATACAATGAATGTGATGATGATTTATGTGATGCAGAAGATTGTAGTTTAAATAAGGCTTTTAAAATGTATTTAAAATACAGGAGTGCTTTACAAACATTAAAATAATAACTAATTAAAGAGAATGAAATTATGGATCAATTGCCTTTAGATTTTAACTTGGTTATGGTATTGTATGACCTTGATGAATTATTAACTTTATTAGAAACTGATGTTGAAAAATGGCAATGGTTAATAGATGAACTAAATAAACAATTAAAAGAACAGATTGAGTAATTTTACAACAAAACCCCAAAAATTAAGTTATAAATAAGTAACAAGGTGTTAAAATTATAATTTGAATAAACAATACTTTTTTCAATATGAAAGATACAAGGGGAGGCAAAAGAGAAGGAGCTGGAAGAAAAACTAAAGTCGACGAAGAAAAAGTTAATAATATAATGCTATCAGCGATGGCTAAATTCTTTAACGTAAAAGGTGACGACAAAGCAAAGCAAGCGTTTGCAATGGACTTGCTAGAATTTGAACGTGGTAAAATGTTTATCGCTGAACACATTTTCGGCAAGCCTAAAGAGATCATTGAGAATATTAACCACAATATTGAACACGACTTAACTGAAGAGGCTATAAAGTTGATTAATAAAGAGTTGGAAAATAAGTATTAAAACATAAAACTATGAAAAAATACGTAATTCTTGGATAATTAATATAATTGTTGTATATTTGTTGAAAATAATAATTATAAATTATGAAAAAAAATTGGGGTTTTAAACACAAACATAATTACGAGGTAAATACTTGTGAAGATGATGAAAACAAAATTTATATATGCACGGAATGCGGTAATGTTAAATTAGATAAACCTAGAAAATGATAGATTTAAGATTAGGCGATTGTCTTGAGGTAATGAAAACATTCGCGGATAATAGTATAGACGCTATAATTACTGACCCACCATACGGAACTACTGCTTGTAAGTGGGATAGCGTTATTGATTTTAAATTGATGTGGGAGCAGTTAAACAGGATTATAAAACCTAATGGGGCAATAGTTTTATTTGGTAGCGAGCCTTTTAGTAGTGCTTTAAGAATGAGTAATATTAAGAATTATAAGTACGATTGGATTTGGAAGAAGCCAAAAGGAACAGGGCATTTAAACGCTAAAAGAATGCCTATGAATGACGTAGAAACTATTAGCGTTTTTTATATAAAGCAATGTACTTACAATCCACAATTTACAGAAGGTAAACCATATAAATCTAAAAGCGGAAAAAGTAGTTTTGATGGTTATGGAAAAGATAATAGAAAAGGAAATGACAATAAAGGTAAAAGATACCCTAAAAGATTGTTAGAGTTTAATGTAGTTGAAAGAAACACAGTACACCCAACACAAAAACCATTACCATTATTAGAATACTTAATTAAAACCTACACCAACGAAAACGAAACTATTTTAGACTTTACAATGGGAAGCGGTTCGACAGGACTAGCAGCAAAGAATTTAAATAGAAACTTTATAGGAATAGAAATGGATAGCGCATATTTTAGTATTGCTGAAAACAGAATTAATAAAAGTGATTTGTTTAGTTTAAATAAATAATCATTAACCCCCGTGAATGACAAATGAAGAAAAGGTTTTAAAATTAAAATGCGAAGGTAGTCTATTATTTTACGCCCGATACATTTATAAGGAAAACCATAATAGAAAATTTATACTATCAAATCACTTCGAGAAAATCGCTGAATATTTAGAGGCTGTTTATCGAGGTGAGATTTCACGTCTAATAATTAACATGCCACCAAGGTATGGCAAGACAGAACTAGCAATTAAAATCTTTGTTAGTTGGTGTATTGCAAAGAATAACGCCTCTAAATTCTTACACTTATCTTACAGCGATGCATTAGCATTAGACAACTCCTCACAGACAAAAGAATACATCCAGAGCGAACCATACCAAAGGCTCTGGCAAATGACTCTTAAAAAGGATGCGCAATCTAAAGGTAAGTGGTTCAATGAGTTTGGCGGTGGTATGTATGCGACGTCTTCAGGTGGTGCAATTACAGGATTTGGAGCGGGTGTTACAGGGTGCGAAACTTTTAGCGGTGCTATCTTAATTGATGATCCGTTAAAACCAGACGACGCTTTTAGTGAGGTTAAAAGAGGTGCTATAAATGACAGATATAATAACACGATAAGATCACGTACAAATGATTTAGCTGTGGAAGGTGCGCCTTTTAAAACGCCTATTATAGTTATTATGCAACGGTTACATGAAGACGACATGAGCGGGTTTTTGTTAGATGGTGGTTCTGGTGAAGAGTGGACGCATTTATGTATGCCTGTATTAGACGAAAACAATAAACCTCTTTGGAATGATAAGCATAATTTTAAACAGATCGAGCAAATAAGACAAGCCGATCGTTATACATTTTCAGGTCAGTACATGCAAACACCATCGCCAGATGAGGGTGGTGAATGGAAGCGTGACTGGTTTCCTATTATAGATCAGTCAGAAGTACCTAGGGACGTTAAGTGGAATCTTTACATAGATGGAGCATACACAAAAGAAACAAAGAATGATCCAACTGGATTTCAAGTGTCAGGCAGAAGCGGAAACAATTTATACATCCTGTCTTCAATTGATAAGTATTTGGAGATGCCACAACTAATTAGATTTATTCAATCTTACATCGATGCTTTAAATGTTAAAATACACATTACAAAAGTAGAGCCTAAAGCCAGTGGTAAATCTTTAGTGCAATTAATTCGAAGCCAAACTAGATTAAATGTTACTGAAATTCGTGGAATGTTTGTAAACACTTCTAAAATAGAAATGGCTAGAGCGTCGTCTTCTTACATACAAAGCGAAAGAGTTATACTTGTAAGGGGTGCATGGAATGAAGCGTTCTTACATCAGATAGCGTTGTTTCCAAATGGTAAGCATGATGAGCATGTTGATTTAACCTGCTATTCTGTTGAAGAAAATTTATTACGTTGGAGTCCACCAGCTCATATAATGTAAAAAACCACTTAATTTAATAAGTGGTTTGTGTTTTAAAATTCAATAATTGGAACTTGTTTTTGTGCGCTTGTTAGTAGTAATTTATTAAGTCTTTATTTTTCATCTCTAAAATATATTTTATATTCGCTTCTGCCATACTGCCATCCTTTTTTAAATTCAAAGCCTTTTTTAGCAAAAGAAGTGTCTAATTTAATTACACAACCCTTATCTAGTGCTAAAGATTTTAATTCTAAAAACAAATCAATTAAATCTTTTTTATTTTTTACGTAAGTAGCGCAAACACTATACTCGTACAAACAACCATCTTTTGTAAAATTATCTACATTAAAAACACTTTTTTTAATTCCAAATATTTTCACTAAATCTGTTCTTTTTTTAGGTAATTCCATTTTGTTATGTTTTTAATTATACACCAAAGATACAACCAACATTTAGATTAATCGCTACCGTTCGTCGAATAATGTAAATTATTTATAAGTTTTTGTTTAGGTATGCATTAATACTTTTTTTAATAGTGTCATCATCAAAATTAAACACAAAATCTCTTTGCAGTAATTTACCGTAATCATTTAGAATTTTATCCCTAACGTCTACTGGAATTTCCTTTTCTTTTTTAGCATTAGAGTAAGTATATTTATAAGGATACTCAAAAGTTTTAGAGTCTTCGGTTTCTGAAGGTTTTACGGGTTTTTTAATCTGCTTAATTTTCCAGTCTAGTTCCGAAATACTTTGACTAATGCGTGAATCTGATTCACTTAAACGACGGATGTTTTGATAGTGCCATTCTATTTCACTTTCTAATTCTTTTACTCTCAATTTTAATCTTCTGTTAAACATAATTTATAGATTTCTTTTTAATAAGTATTCGTTAATTAAATCAGCAACTGCATTAGAACTAATAAGTCTTTCTTCTTCGATGTTAAGCGTATTTTTATCTACTTCTTTTTGCAGTAATTTAAAGTAATCGTTTAAAATTTTATCTATAACGTCTAATGAAACATCCATTGCTTCTTTTTGTTCATCCACGATATTTTCCATTTCATCCAGTCTATATTTAAATGCTCTATTCCAAGATTCCATTTCACGAACTTTAAAACTGTTTTTTGTTAATTCGGTTTTTAATTTTTTTACTTGTTTTTTTAATTTTCTGTTAAACATAATTTTATTTTTAAGTTAGTATTAAGTTTGATTATTAAGAACCATAATGCACCATGATATCAAAAAACTCAAAGCCACGCATCCAAAAAGAATGTAAAACATTGGTCGGCAGTAAATAAACATCATTGTAAATCCTATTAAACCTATACTTATTAATATAATAATTGCTAATATTTTTTTATTTATTATCATTTTGTTTGTTTTTTACAAATATACTATAAATTATACAACTCGTTTGCTTTTTGTATTGCTGCTGTTCTTGCTTCTGGTCTTGATCTTTTTTTTCCGCTATAGTTATTAGCAGATTCTACCCACCAATTAAAGGCACTTATCATTGAGTCGTAAGAAACAGTTAAGTTAATATCTACACTATCAAAGAAGTCTACATACACTCCGTATCTCATTGCGTTCGGTGTAAATATCCGTTTATTAAAAAACCTATTGCAAAATGAAGAATCTAATTTTAAATATTTATCCTTAAACCACTTCTCAAAATCTTCCTTGCACTTTCCTGTTAATTCCATGTTTTTAGTTTTTTACAAATATACAACAAATATATTTAAAAACCCTAACTATTTTAGTTAGGGTTGGGTTAATTAATGGGGTTGTTATACGGTTGTTGTACTCAATAAAAATTATTTATACATCGCTTGCATGTAGTATCCTAATGTTGTGTTAAATGATACTCCTCCAGTTAGCTTAAAACCTAATTCAAAATACTCTTTTACTTTTGTTTCTAAATCAGGTGATAGATCCTCTGTTAATATTATATAATTCATAAATATTTATTTTAAACAAAGATACAATAAATTTACTAATTAACACCAACTATTTAAATATAGTAACAAAAACACTAAATTTAAGTTATAAATACAATGAACATAACAATTAAAGTGCCTACGTCTTTCGACGATATAACCATCGAACAGTATCAAAGATTACACAAGATTAATGAGTCTGGTGTAACTGGTAAAGCATTAGACGACACCATGCTTAAACTATTTACAGGAGTTGATAATGTAGGAGGTATATCACAAAAGGATAGAGACAGCTTGCTTAAATCAATTGGAACGGCATTAGTTACGGAGGGTACATTTAAACAACGTTGTAAACTGGGTTCTTTAGATTTGGGAATGATACCTAACTTTGATAGAATGTCTAGTGATGAGTATGGAGATCTTATAAAGTATGCTGATGATACTGAAAACTTACATAGATTCATGGCTGTTGCTTACCGACCGATTAAACATAAAGACGCATTTAAAAATTATAGTATCGTAAATTATACAAATACTTTTGAGTTAAGTGAGCAAATGAAACAATTACCTTTAAGTATAGCAAAAGGGTTTGAGGGTTTTTTTTTGAATTTATCGAACGATTTAGAGCATCATATCCTGAAGTGTACAGCGGAGGAACAAGTGAGGGAAATAGCGCACTAGGATACTTTAACAAGTGGGGATTTTATGCGACTGTTTACGATTTAGGGGATGGAGATTTAGAAAAAGTTGATAAGTTATTAAATACAAATATACATAAAGTTCATGTTCTTTTAGCAATTAGAAACGACACAATGAAACTAAAACATAAAATACAAAATACGCAATAATGAGCCATTACACAAAAGTACTTTATTACTTTAAAGAATTACTAGAAAGTGATCCTTTAGTAGTTACGGTTACAAATGACGAAGACGGAATGTCATTAAATAAGATGGACTTATTTATGCTTGCTAATATAGAGGTAAATGATTCACCACTGACAAATGGGCAGACAGTTGGATTTGATTGTGTGTTAACCGTTCTTGACATAGTAGACGACAACAAAGAAATTACTGAAGACAAGTTTTTCAGAAATAATAATGAGGTTGACATTTACAACGAAACTCACGCAGTCATAAATAGATTCTGGACGAAATTAAATCAGGACTTTTTAAGCCGTGGGATTAAAGCACCTGATAACGGTACAGCAGAAAAGGGAAGATTAGAAACAAAAGATAATGCAATAGGCTGGAGGCTTCCATTTAGTATTCAAATGCCTAACAATAAATTACATTTAAGCCAATAAATAAATAAATAAATTATGAGTACAGAAACATTTAACTTACCAGCAGATAAGACAGCATTTGGTGGTTATGGTATTAATGAGATTACAAGTTCTGGTGCAGTAGTAACTATTGCATCAGTAGATAGATTTGCAACAATTGAAGCAATCGGAGACACTACTTTTGCATTTACAAACGATGCCGACAAAGGCATGTTAACAGCAGCTGCACAAGTATTAAAAGACGGAAAGTTTATGTTTGGTAACTTCCATTCTTTGGTGGTTGCTAGTGGTAAATTAAGAGTCTACTATACGAAGTCTTAATGTCTGTAGATGCAGCATTAAATAGATTCGGTAAAGTTGTTGTTAAGGAGGCTAAAACCGCCCTAACGAAACAAGACCGCAATGTATCTAAAGAGCTGTATAATTCTATTAGATTTGATTCTAAAGTTTCTAAAAATTCTTTTGAGCTGTCAATTTACATGGCAGATCATGGTAAGTTTTTAGACCAAGGTGTAAAAGGTAAATCAAGTTCATTAAAAGCGCCAAACAGTCCGTTTCAATTTGGAAGCGGAACAGGTAAGAAAGGAGGTTTAACAAAAGGGATTGATAAGTGGGTTCGTGCTAGACGTATTCAGTTCAGAGATAGAAAGAGCGGTAAGTTTATGAGTTTTCAAAACACGGCTTTCTTAATTGCTAGAAGTGTTTACCAAAAAGGAACTAAAGAAACCAAGTTCATAACCAAACCTTTTAACGCTGCTTATAAAAATTTACCTGAAGAAGTAGTAAAAGCTTACGGATTACAAGTGGAGCAATTGTTTAAAAATGTTATTATATGATTTTAACTAGAAGTCCTTACTATATTACAGTACCTTGGCTAAAAGCTGGAGAGGCTACTGTTCCTGATAAATATATTTTACAGATATTTGTATGGAATGGAGAAAAGTCTACACCACCAGCTACACCATTATACGAAGAGGAAAATGTTAATCCTTTAGGTCTTACGGGTTCAATTGATATTAATATTTCTCCTTATGTAAACGACTTGTTTATTACTACTTTAACAAATTACGCTAATACCGTTGCAGCATCTGCGAACTCTTCTTTATGGGTTCAAACACAAGTTATTTATTACATTTCTGGTGTGGCTCAATCTCCTGACATAGTGGCTACATCTTTAGCTGTTGCAGGTTATGGTTACGGAATACAAGGCAAGAATAGCGGTACACCTAGCAATGATTTGTTAGATAGTGCGATATTTGTAAATGTATCTAAAACGACGCAATACAATACAGCGTTTAAAATATCTGAAACTGATTCGGTTGTAGTTGATGTTACATCAAAGCCAAGCGATAATTTTAATTATACCGTTACGATTCCATCAGATTCAACTGCTGGCGATTTAGTGAAGAACTTATTTATTAATTGTGCAAACGCAGGAACAGATACATCTTTAGAAATAAAATTAGACACTGTTTTAGTTCAAACTTTACTTATAAAAGACGAGGCTAGATATACACCTATTGATGTTAATTTTATTAATAAATTTGGGCAGAGACAAACCATTGTATTTTTTAAAGAAGTTATAGACTCTATCAAGGTTACTTCAGATTCTTATGAGAGTTCTAACGGTCAACCATCCGACGGCATACATCAAAATGTAGTGTATAACAAAAACGGTGTTTCTGATTTTAAAGCAAAGACTGGATTTATTGATGCTGAAAACAACGAAGCTATTAAACAATTGTTACTATCTGAAAAAGTTTGGGTTGTTACAGGCGATTTATTTAACCCTGTTAACGTTTCGAGTTCTGGAGTTGAGTATAAGACCAGACAAAGAAACCGTTTAATTGATTATGACATAGATTTTAATTACGCTTATAACGAATTGAATAACGTATGATAACAGCCTTATACATTGGTAACGAAAAATTAGATTTGTTTAAAGATGACAATATTGTTATCAAAAATTCAGTATCTAAAATTGAAGATATCACAAAGGTATTTACAGACACCTCTAACAGTTTTAGTGTACCCGCATCAGACAACAACAACCGTATATTTAAACACTTTTACAACGCAAGTATTAACAACGCATTTGATGCACGTAAGCTTGTATTAGGCGCTATTTATTTAGACGGATTACATTACAAGAGTGGTAACTTTAAATTGAATAAGGTTATCTTAAAGTCACAAAAAGCACACAGTTATTCGTTAGATTTCTTTGGGTTATTAACCGAACTAAAAGAGTTGTTAAAAGACGATAAGCTTTCTAGTTTAAGTGGCTTGTCTTTTTACAATTTTCCTTTTGATTATGGTACAGTTAAATTTAAATTAATAAACAATAAGACATCATCAACACAGGCAAACATTCCTGTAGTAGGAACAATATTAAGTCCTAAAAGATACATTTATGACAGTAATACTAGCACAAATAATACTGATTCCTTAAAGAATTTAGCGGACAACAACACGTCTACAAATAGCGGATTAGATTGGACTGATTTAAATTTTAGTATTCAGAATTTAACTATTATACAATACATCGAGGATAAATATAATTTAACTTTTAGTCGTGATTTTTTTGGAACGCAAGCATTTACTGGTTTGTATTTATTGTTAAACGGTGGTAAATCTTTTAACCAATTTTATCAGCAAATAACATTCGATACGAGTGGAGACCCTACGGTTTCTGGAAATGTAATGTTAAACAATTCTACGTTATTAAACCAAAGAATATTTTTTGATTTAGACGTTAACAATACGACGACTCCTGACTTTGATATAATAGTAAAATCAGGGAATACAATTATATCAGAAAAAACAAACCCGACTAGAACAAGACCTGGGATTATTTACCGAACAGCAGAATTTCAAAGCTTTAATAATTTAACATTTTTTATACGTTCGAGATCAATTATAAATTATAGCGTAATTATCGTAAGGATTAATTCGAACGACGGAGCAAGCTACACAACCACAACGACAGCAAAAGATATTTCTGGAGATTTTGACGTGCCAAGTAAAATGCCTGACATAAAAATTATTGATTATTTAAAAGGATTATTTCAGACTTACAAATTAATCGTACGACCTAGAGCAAATAACAATCTATACATAACTACTATAAATGATTATTACAGGAATGGAACGATTCGAGACATTACTAAACTTATAGATTTTACAGAAACACCCGTAACGGTTGGTAAGATGCTGAATGAGATTAACTATAAATTTCAAGAAGGTCAAACTTTATTATCTAAACAATTTAGAAATATAAACGAGGGTATCGACTACGGTAATTTAGAAGAAAAGATTTTAGATGATACTGGGGAGTTAATAGATGGTGAGTCATTAGATTATGAATTACCATTTGAGAATATGGTTTACGAAAGATTAAACGACCTTGATAGTGTGGTTAATTCAAATGTTGTTTATGGATTTCTAGCTAATGATAGTTTAGAGCCGACAACAATTAAACCACATTTACATTACGTTAATAATGTTCTTTTAGATTCAAAAATTAAGGTTATAGTAAACGACACAACAACCGAAACTTTAACAAATCTAAACTTACCAAGCCATACTTTAGGGTATATCGCCCCTCAATTTAGCACGGTGTTTAACGAGGAATTTAATGAGTACAATGGTGAAAGAATTACGAATACTTTGTACTCTAATTACCATAGAGATTACATTGATTTAATATTTAACAAAAAGAAAAGAGATTACAATTTTACAATAAAGAATGCACCTTTAGAGCTGGTTAAGAATATAGACTTAAACGATGCGATTGTAATTAAAGGGCGTGGATATAGAATTAATGATTTTGACACAAACATCATAACAAGAGATATTAGTTTAAATTTAATTAACTCTTTAAATCAAAGTTTAACACCTATAAAATATTACACCGCTGATAATTGTTCAGCTGATTTAGGTATTAATATAGCTGCTTTAGATGTAAATGAATTTTCATGCCCTGTAATATATTTTAATACATTGCAATCTGGATCGTTTCAAAAAGTTTGCCCTACTGGCTCGACTGGTAACTCTGTAACTTACAGTATTCCCGCAGGAGACTTTTCATCAACAATTAGCCAAGCGGCAGCAGATGCAAAGGCAGAGGCAAAAGTTACGGCAAACGGTCAAAATAATGCAAATAGTTTAGGGGTGTGTACTGTAGATTCAACTGCTCCTACTTTAAATCTTTCTACTGCTGCTTCTCCTTTTTATAGTGAATTTACAAATGAGATTATATTTTCAGTTAACGCAAATACTACAGCGGTTGATTTAACGACTGACAATTTAGTATGGAGTCAAGTTACATCTTTACCTATTACTATTTCTTCACCAGCAAGAAATGGTTTATTTGACTGGGCAGTATTTTCTAATCTTCAAAACGACGTAACATACACCGTTAGATGTGTTGCTACTGGTACAGATGGAACAACTGTAAGTGCTGATTTAAGCGTGCCTGTTGCTGTTACAATACCACAGGAAAGTATAACGTTTACGACTAATTTTACTGGGTCGTTAAGTGCATCTGATATTTTAGGAGTTACTTTAACTAATTTAAATTGGACTGTAACAGGTGGTTTAAGTTCATCGGGAACTTCAAACACTATAAGTCTTTCAGGAAATGTAGGGGGTGCGGTTGTTACTATATTTGCAGGTAATATTGATACTGCACCAAATTTTAAACTACAATCTAAAAATGTAACAAGTGTTGATATAACAAAAGCGGTAGGTTTAAATAAGGTGCTTCTTACTTCAAATAACTTATCTTCTATAGATTTAAGTGAAAATACAAGTTTAACTAATGTTACTATTGGTAATAACACAGGTATAACATCGTTAGACTTGTCAAACAATACTGCTTTAACAAGGTTGTCATTATCTAATTTGGGTATAACTTCTTTAGATGTGAGCGCAAGTGTTTTATTAGAAGTGATTATTTGCGTTAACACTGACGTAACATCTTTAGACTTAAGCAGTAATACAGAATTAACGGCTATTGAGGTTTACAATAATAATTTATCAGATTTAAACATTAAAAACACAAATAACACTAATTTAACTATTTTTAGAACAAATGGAAATTCTAATTTAACTTGTATTTTAGTAGATAACAAAACTTATGCAGATGCAAACTTTGTAAACTCTGCATCGATGGCTTTCGATTCACAAAACACTTTTTCAGACACAACATGTCCTTAACAAATAAAATAAAAAAATGGCAATAGAAATAATAGACGTAGGAACATCAGCAGGAGCTAAAGATGGCGAGATAGTAAGAAGCGCAATGATTAAATGTAATAACAACTTTGAAGAGCTTTATGATTTACAGGGTTATACAAGAACTTATTGGTTTGATGCGAATGATGCAGGTACAACAACAACGCCAATTACTCACAGTGCTGGCTCTACTACAACTTTTTTAACGAATGACGGAGCAGGATCAAGTACTGCCTCATATAATCCAAATTCAAAAGCAGCTCTTTGGAATACAACCACAAATAAGTTTGATTTTACTAGCTTAAAAATTGGAGATACTGTTGAATTTAGAATTGACGTTGACATAGCACCTGCCGCAGCACAAGAAATTAATTTAGTTATGGATATAGGCGAGGGAAATGCTGGTGCTTATACCTTAAACGTTAATCACACGTATTTTAAAACGGCGTCATCAAGCGACCAAATTACCGCAATGTTTAGAGTTTACATGGGAGATGAAATCACTAGAGCAAACCCAGCGAGGTTTAGACTTACATCAATTGCAGCCACAACAATAATCGTAAACGGTTGGTTTTATCAAATAACTGAAGTATAAGAAATGAAAGATATATTAGACTATTTAATAAACAACGACTTAAAAGGGGTGTCTGATAACGTAGATATTGCCAAAGGTAAGCACGAAATCGTAACGGATTGGAGCGAAATTAAATATAAAATTGCTAGATTATGGAGGAAAAAGTAATTAAAATAAATGCTGACACGTCAGACGCAAACAAAGAGATAGCAAAGACTACTAAAGGAGTAGAATCTTTAGGAAAAGAGACGACAGAAACTAATAAAACCATAAAAAAAACAGGAGAAACCACCGAAAAAGCGGGTAAAACAGGCTCAAAAGGAGTTGGGTTATTATCGAAAGGTTTTAAAGGTTTAGGTACAGCCATGAAAGCTGCGGGAATCGGTTTAATTGTTGGTTTAATTGTGTCTTTAGGTGCAGCATTTGCCAATAATCAGAAATTTATTAATGCTTTTAATACAGTTACTGAAACGGTGGGTATTTTGTTGTCTCAATTAACAACTACTTTAATAAATGTTTTCGAAAGCGTAACGTCTAATAGCAAAAGTTTTGATGCACTTGGTAAAGTAATGAAGGGATTATTAACGATAGCGGTAACTCCTTTAAAATTAGCTTTTTTTGGTATAAAATTAGCAATACAACAGGGTCAGTTAGCTTGGGAAGATTCTTTTTTTGGTGGTAAAGATAAAGATAAAATAAAACAATTAAATTTATCTATTAAAGAGACTAAAGATAATATTTTTGATACAGGAGTTGAAGCTGTTGCTGCTGGTGTTGGAATTGTTAGTAACTTTGGAGAGGCAATTACAGAGGTTGGAGATATCGCTTCAAAAGTAGTTGAGGAAGTTGGAAAGATTAGCGTAAAATCTGCTTTTGAAACGGCAAAGTCAAATGTTGCCATAAAAAACAGTGCAATTTTAGCCGTTGCACAACAAACTTTATTATTAGAAAAATTTGATAGATTAGCAGAAAAACAAAGACAGATAAGAGATGATGATAGTAAAAGTATTTCGGTAAGACAAGCAGCAAACGACCAGCTTTTAATCGAGTTGGATAAACAAGAAAAAGCTCAAATAAGACAAGCCAATATACAACTAGCTGCTGCAAATGCACAATTTAAAAGAACTGGTTTAGTGGAAGATGAGGCTGCTGCTATTGACGCACTAGCAAACAAAGAAAGTGTTTTGGCTGCTATTACTGGATTTAAAAGTGAACAAGATATTAATAGAATTGCTTTGAAAAAAGAAGAGATTGAACTAAACGAAAGTATTTCAGATGCAGAAAAAGAAAGACGTTTAGCGCAATTAGCATTTGAGTCAAGTGAACAAATTGACCCTCTTTTAAAATTAGAAAAACAAAAAGAATCTTTAGAATTAGAAAATCAAATTATATTTGAAGATTTAGAACGTAAACGATTATTATTTTTAGAGGGGACACAGGCTAGAGTGGATGCCGAACAAATTTTCTTAACTGAAAAGGAAAGAATTGATAATGAACTTTTAGCTAATGAACGTCAAACAAAAGAAGAAAGTATAAAGATTGAGCAGTCTTTGGCGGATGCAAAAGAAACTATTAGAAATCAAAATTTAGATAATATCTCTGGAGGTATTAGATTACTAGCTTCTTTAGGTGAAAAAAGTAAAGCGTTACAAGCTGTTGCTTTAATTGCAGACAATGCTACGGGTATCGCAAAGAACATTATTAACACACAAGCATCTAACGCAAAGTTAGCACTAGAAGTGCCATTGCCTTTGTTACCCGCTGCATTATTAGCAAATAATATAAGGATGGGTATCGGTATTGCTACATCCGTAGCAGCAACCGCAAAAGGTCTATCTGCTTTAGGTAAAGGAGGCGGAGGCGGTGGTTCAGATGTACCTAGAGGTGGTCAAGAATCTTCAGCACCATCATTTAACCTAGTGCAGGGAACAGATTCAAATCAAATAGCACAAAGTATAAACCAAGGAAACCAAACACCCACACAAGCCTTCGTAGTAGGTTCAGCTGTAACATCACAGCAAGAACTTGACGCAAACAAAATAAACATAGGCTCAATATAATATCCGACAAAGATTCGCTACCTTATGGATAAAAAAACCCTAACTTAATAGTTAGGGTTTTAAACTTATTGTTATTAGGTATGGTTAAAATACGTCAAAGAAACCTCCCCAGTACAGCAAAGCAATAAAAATTATGTAAACTATTAAAGAGTGATATCCATTTGAAGCTTTTCTTTCTTCTCCATGTTGGGATATATTCATTCCTAAACTTAATGTCATTAATCCAAGTAATATAAATTGTGCTATCATATTTTATTTATTTATCGTTAAACTTATTATTTTAAAATTAAACAACTATGTTAGTTCAATTATTAAAATCCCTACTCCAATTCCAATTACAAACCATCGAAATAACTCTAGTCTATATTTTGATTTCTTTATTAATAATTCTTTCATTTTTTATTTATTAAATTATTTTAAAATTAAAGTGGTGCAACCATACTTCACCAGCGACAGTTATAAGTCAGTCACACCTACTTTAAGGGGGATTGTTTATACTTTAGTTGTTGTTAATATTAAAGACTAATAAATTTAGCATTGGGTGTTATACTTAATGTTAAGTTAGTACTCGTAATCAACACCAAGCAATATAAAATCTACAGATTCAGAGTAATATCCGTTACTTTCTCCATACCATCTAATGTCTACATAGCCTTTAATTGTTGCGAATTTATAGTAAGTCCAAGTACAAGAACCCCATGATTCAGCTTCATTTTCTCGTTCAATATCTTCTTTAGAAGTTGGTTCGTAGCTAAAAACTTCTTCAGCTTTTAATATTGGATTTCCAACTAAATCCTGCAAGTCACCAACTATATCTTCAATAGATACATTTTCACAACAATCTTGTCCGTGATACATTTTATATTGCTTTCCATCTTCGCAAGTAAATATTATCTCATCATTGTCTTTGCTTTCTACTTTGACAAGTGTTTTACCAAGCAACTCGTTTAATCTTTCCATTTTTATGTTTTTATTTTCAACAAATATACTACTTATTTAGTTAACAAACTACACTTTATTAATTAATTTAATTTATCCCAAAATCTTTCATAAACAAAATCTCGTTCGTATTCTTTTAAAAGCAAAAAACTCTTTAAAGCCATTAAAGAACATAGCCTTGTTTCTTCACATAAATCATCCTCATATTTGCTTTTTTCAGCATCATTTATACAATGCTTTATAGTACCGTCTTCAAGATTACCATCGTCAAAAACAACATGACCGTAACCTCCTACACTACCATCTTTTGTATTGTATAAATCATTAATTAATTGTATAGCTTTTTTTATTTTTTTCATTGTTTATTATTATTATACCTTTGTTAATATTCATTATTTAAAGAACTTTTTAAATTCAACAAGTCTTAATCCTTCTTCTTTTTGATACTCTGAACTTCCAGTACTTCCAGTTGAAAAACAACTTTCATAATCTGAATAAACCACTACAGCTGTTTCTGTTTCTGACATTTGAGGAACAAAATCTAAATATAAATTTTCAGCACCTAAAAAATCTTTTACTGTATCAAACTCTTTTTTGTTTCTAATTATAATTGATAACCCTTTGTAATTCATAATTTATATTTTTTAATTCCACAATTTATTATCACACATTTTTAACAGCCTCTCTAAATCTTCAATGTCTTTTTTATAGTCACAACTTAAACCACATCTTACATCTTTGTAGATTTCCTCACGTTGTAAATTTAACGCTTGTTTTAAAATACACTTTTCGTCTTCAGAAAATAATTGAGTGAACAGATATATTTTAAATCTGTTAAATAACTTTAGCAAAATATTTTAGTTTTAGTTGTTGTTAATGTTTTATATAATAAAATCATATTACTTGTAGACACCAAATACGTATAAGGTCTATAACACTTCCGCATACAACAACGGCGTAGGGTTTACCGTCCGCAGCCACTACGTAACCATCAATATATCCTATATCACCTTTTTTATGCTGTCCCTCTCTTGGTGTTTGAATTACTTTTACTTTTGTTTTGTTATTCATAATTTTATTTTACTGTTTTTTTACAGGACTAATTCTTTCACAGGCTATATTAAAATATGCGCTATCCATTTCAATACCTATAAAGTTACGGTTTAAATTCTTTGCTGCTACACCAGTACTTCCAGAACCCATAGTTAAATCAACTACCAAATCATTTTCATTGCTAAAAGTCTTTATTAAATCTTCTAATAGTAATACAGGTTTTTGTGTTGGGTGGTAATTATTTCTATCTCGTTTAAATTCAAAAACATTACTTTTATATTTATCACCTTCTTTTAAATTAAAAGTACTTGAAAATTCATTTTTATAATTATTATGTATCTCTTCTAAATAATCAAAATCTTTAAAATCTTGCATTTCTTTAATTTTAAAATACTTAATAATATCATTGTAAGTTTCTAAAGTACATAAATCAAATTGAGAACTTTTAAATCTAAAAACGTGGTCGCTTCTTTGACCAACTACATCAATAATGTATTTTTTAGTTCCACCAATAAATTCAAACACTTGTTTAAAATAAGGTCTTAAAGGGTGCAGTCCTTCAAATTCATTATTTTTACTATAAATTAAAATATCTTCTGTTTTATAAAGTAGTGCTTTTTTACTTCTCATAAAACTACCTAAAGTATCTTTTAACCATATTGCTCTATAATTAAAAGGAAGATTAGGTATTGCACTATTCATTAATTTATTTGTAAATGGCTCTTGTGCAAATAAAATCATTTTACCGTTTTTACGCAGTATTCTATTTGCAATTTCCATTATTTTATCAGTAGGTATAATGTTATCCCATTCGTGCTTTTCTTTGCCTTGGTGGTATATTCCGCTATCGCTTTGACCTTCCATTGTGCCATAAGGTAAATCCGTGAGAATTAAATCAACGCTTCCACTTTCTATTTTATCGCTTTCAATTAAGCAATCTCCTTTGTATAATTTTATCATAGTTTGCATTTTTCACATTGTCTTATACATTTAATTATTTCGTCACCTGTTTCCTCTGCTATTTGTACAGTTTCATCATAACAGTAAAAAGGCTTAACATTATTATATGTAATATTCATAATTAATATTTTCAACAAATATACAACAATTATATTAATTAACACCACTTATTTAAAAATAGTAACAAATTAGCAATTTTTAAGTTATAAATACAATGAAGATACTGTTACCAAGTTTAACGACACACACGATTAATACACGAACTAGATTCGATCCTACGGGTACTTTGAGTTTAGCTATAACCAAAGACGTAACTGGCGTTGTGACTACTGTTACACCTACTTATGTAATCGTGAACGACGTTATGTCGCTAACTTTTGATTTAACAGGATTAGAAAGCGAAAGATTTACGGTAAAATTAACAGAAGGTACAACAATCATTTATAGGTGTAAATTATTTTTTACAGCACAAACACCGCAAGATTATAAGATAACATTAAACGAATTCATTTATGCCTAGTAATAATACAGATTTTCACTACGTAAATTTTAATAAATATACTAGAAAACCAGTTAGAGAGGACGAATTTATGAACCGTGTATTTAACGGGCATGACAATATAAACTACACCTACATAATTGATAGGTATAACGGCTCAACTACTAACAAGGCGGTAAACAATGCTTATATTAAGTTAGCGTATGGTCGTGGTTTAGGTATTCATGGTAAACCTGAAGACGATCCTAAAATCAAGGAGTTTTTAGAAATCATGAATAAAACTTGTCTTAAAAATGTATTAAAAGACAATCAAATTTTAAGTGAGCGTTCTTATCAGATTCACCGACAAACTGGAGACAAAGGTAAGATAGCTAAATTAGAGCATATAGACAAATCAAAAGTAATACCTAGCATAGTAGATGACGAAGGCGTAATAAGGTCTTATTGGTACTCTCTGAACTGGTTAAAACAGTACGATCCGAAATATAGACCTGTTCAATATCCTGCCTTTCCTTTTGGAGCTGATTTTGACTTTGAATTGCCAGAAATTTATGTGGGTAAAGAGTACCAAATAGGCGAAGAAAATTATTTTGCAAAACCTGATTATGACGCTTGTCTGCAATACGCAGAACTAGAAGAGGAAATTAGTAATTACTACGTTTCGCACGTTAAAAATGGTTTAAGTTTTGGAACGATTGTAAACGTACCAAACTCTAACGGCTGGGACGACGCAATGAAACAAAAGTATAAGGCAGATGTGTTAGGTGATGGCGCTGGAAGTTCAAACGCTGGTAGAATTGTTTTTGCGTTTTTGGATTTTGATAGTGATCCTACAAGTATTGAAAACGTAGAAAATAATACAGCGCACGAACAATGGGGATTCTTATCTAAAGAGGCAACAGAAAAGATATTAGCGGGTCATTTATGCCCTTCACCTTCTTTGGTTGGTATTAGTGCAGTTACTGGATTTAGTTCGAAAGCTGAAGAAATGGATACAATGGAGCAGCAACTTTTAAAAAGAATTATTGCGCCAAAGCAAGATCAAGTTTTAGACGACATTTCTGAAATAATGGAATATTTTAAATTAGATTTTACAGGCTTGTATTTTCGACCACTTACAGAGATTGAAGGGGAGATGGAAGAGGCTAATATTTTAAACGAAAATGAAGACGGAAGCGAGGCTACAATTGTAGTGCCTGTTGATGAAGACACGTTAAAAGCACAAGCTTCTTTGAGAGGTTCGGTTGGTGGTGTTACTGGAATTTTAGGAATACAAACATCAGTAAGTGAAGGTAAGACAGATTTTAAATCAGCGGTTACTATATTAATGGAAATTTACGGATTTTCAGAGGAGGTTAGTATTAAATTACTTGGCAGTCCTGATTTAGAAGAGGAAACTGAACCTATTTCTTTTGAAAAAAAAAAATCTGATTTAGACTTATTTTTACAATTAGGAGAGGATGAAGATTTAGAAAATTTTGATATTGTTGATGAAAATGAAGTTGATTATGATGAAGAGGATAAATTAGAATTAGTTAAAACGGGTACGGCAAGACCAAACAGTAAAAGTTCACAAGATAGAAAAGATTTTGTTGTAAGATATCGTTATGTTGGAAGAAGTTCAGCACAAATGAATCCTAAAAATGACCGTCCTTTTTGTATTAAAATGATGGCTGCGAATAAGGTTTACAGAAAAGAAGATATTACGCAATTAAAGACTAAAATTGTAAATACTGTTTATACAAATAAAGACGGGCGAAGTGTTGGTTGGGGCCCGAATGGTGCAAAAACTTATTCGATTTGGTTATACAAAGGAGGTGGTAATTGTCACCACAAATGGAATAGAGTAATTTACTTAAAGAAAGGAAATAGTGTTGATGTAAACAGTCCTTTAGCTGAAATTATAAGCACTAGCAAAGCAAGAAGAGAGGGGTTTAAATTGGAAACAAATAATACAAAAGTGAGCGTAGAGCCAAGAAACATGACTAACGAAGGATTTTTAAAACCAAGATAATGGCAGAATTACTATTTATAACGCCCCAAGAATTAGTTAGTGCTACTTTAGTAGGCGGTAATGTTGACGTAAACAAATACGCAAGTGTTATTTTAGAAACTCAATTACGAGTTATAGAGCCACTTTTAGGCACGTTGTTATATGACAAGATTTCGGCAGATATAATAGCAAATACGCTTACGGGTTTATATTTGGAATTATTCAATGACTATATTAAACCGATTACAAAATATGAAAGTTGTGCAGGATTTATAGCCATATCTAATTACTCTTTAACAAATAGCGGTGTATTAAAAAATTCTCCAGAGGGGTCAGAAGTTGTTTCTAAAGCTGAAGTAAGCGGATTAAGTGAGAATTATAGTTCAATCGCTCAAATGTACGTGGTTCGTTTTAATAAATGGATTGACAAAAATACATTAACAGAATATCAAGTAGATCAAAATGAAGTAAACGCTATAAAAGTTAATGTTAATAACGGTTGGTACTTTTAAAATATGGATTACAGCAGATTAAGACAAGACGATAACAGCCAAGGAGGAACAGAAAGCATTTACATTTTTGAGTTCGTAAAATATACACGATCTCAAATTACTGTTGTGAATGACTTTTTAACCGTGTTTCCTGCAACAACTATTTATAAAATCGAAGCTGATGCTATTTCTTTTGACGAAGATGTAACCGATTCATACGAGCAAAAATTATCATTTCAAGTTAACAAAATATTGAGCAGCGATAAGTTTAAAAATTTAGCTCTGCAAGATTTTAGGGCAATAATTAAAGATAATAACAACAATTTAAGACTGATAGGATTGCAAACTGGATTGAGCGGTAATTTTACAAAAACACTAGGTACAAATTTATCAGATTTTAATGGTTATAACTTTAATTTTACCACAAAAGAAGAGAATACTGCGACGTATTTAACGGATTTGTCTTTGTTTACGATAGGTTAATATAAAATAGATTAATAATATAAAAATATGTTAGGATTAGGTTTAAATTTACAACGACAAAGAGGCTCTAGTTTATCTATAAGCGCAGCGTTTGATTTTAATTGGAAAACTGATAACGTAGGTACAAGTAACGACAATCAAGCGACTTTACCTTTTATAATTTCAGCGTCTTTAGACTGCGTTGTAACTTGGGGAGATGCTGATGGCTCAACTACTACATTAAATTCAGCAAGTTCTGCTGGTGATTTGACACATACATATTCAGACGGAGCAGGAACTAAAAGAATATCAATATCAGGAACAGGAATCAATGGTCTTAAATTCAATGACGGAGGGGATAAATTAAAGATATTAGGTGTTTCTAGCGTTGTTGATTTAGACATAACAGAAGACTCTACTTTTAGCGGTTGTGCTAACTTAACTTGGACTGCAAATACAGCTCCAACGATAACATCAACTAATTTAAGTAGTACCTTTCAAGGATGTTCTAGTTTTAACGGAAACATAAGTAACTGGGATGTCAGCAGCGTTATTAATATGAATAGCATGTTTAATTCAGCGACTGTTTTTAATCAAAATATAAGTGCATGGAATCTTGTAAGTGTTACAAGTATGTCTAACATGTTTGAAAGCGCAACATCTTTTAATCAGCCTTTAAATAGTTGGAATGTTGGTAGTGTTACTAATATAAATAGTATCTTTAGTTTAGCTTCAGCTTTTAATCAGCCGTTAAATAGTTGGAATGTAAGCAATGTACTTAACATGGGTCTTGTTTTCAATAATTCAACATCTTTTAACCAAAACATTAGTACTTGGGATGTTAATCAAGTAACTGAATTTAGTAATTTTATGACAGGTGTTACTTTGTCTACAGCAAATTACGATTTAATTTTACCAGCATGGAATTCACAAGGGGCGATGTCGTTCAGTGGAACGGTTAATTTCGGATTAAGTAAATACACAGGAGGCGGAGCAGTAGCAACGGCACATTCGGGTCTTATAACCAAATGGGGTGCAATAACAGATGGAGGTATAGCGCCAAATAACGCATTTGAATTCACATGGAAAACTGATAACGTTGGAACATCAAATGATAATCAAGCGACATTACCGATAACAATATCTGCGGATTTAGATTGTGTAGTTACATGGGGTGACGCTGATAATTCAACCACCACGCTAAACGCTAGTAGCTCAATAGGAGACTTAACACATACTTATAGCGGAGGAGCAGGAACTAAAAATATTTCTATTTTAGGAACGGGAATTAATGGGTTTTCTTTTAACAATGTTGCTGACAAATTAAAAATACTAGAAGTTTCAAATGTTGGTAATTTAGATATAACGGAAAATTCAATGTTCTTTGGATGTACTAATTTGACATGGACGGCTACAGATGTACCAACTATTACTACAACTAATTTATCAAATACTTTTAAAAATTGTTCTAACTTTAATTCAAATATAAGTAACTGGGACGTTAGTAGTGTTGTTAATATGTCTGAAATGTTTAGTGGCGCTTCCATTTACAACCAAGTATTAAACAGTTGGAATGTTGGAAGTGTTACGGATATGGCTGATATTTTTGCAGGAACTTCCGCATTTAATCAGCCTTTAAATAGTTGGAATGTGGGCAGCGTTCTAAATATGAATGGTATGTTTAGTAATGCAACCTCATTTGACCAGAATATTAGTGTATGGGATATTAACCAAGTCACTAATTTTACTAATTTTATGATAGGGGCGACTTTATCAACAACGAATTACGACCTTCTTTTACCAGCTTGGGATGCACAAGGAGCAATGTCATTTAGTGGTACGGCTCACTTTGGATTTAGTGCATATACAGCAGGCGGAGCAGTAGCTACGGCACACGCAAGCTTGACGACTAAATGGGGCGCAATAACAGATGGAGGAGCAATAAACGGAAGTTTTGATTTCACTTGGAAAACTGACAATGTAGGAACAAGTAATGACGATCAAGCAACATTACCTATAACAATTTCAGCGGGTTTAAATCTAGTTGTAACTTGGGGAGACACTGACGGATCTACAACAAGTTTAAATTCCGCAAGTTCTGCGGGGGATTTAACACATACATATTCTGGAGGAGCAGGTACAAAGAGTATTTCAATATCAGGATCAGGAATTAATGGATTTTCTTTTAATAACGGTGGAGATAAATTAAAAATATTACAAG